TCTTGCCGGGATTCCCCTCCAGCAGCTTCTGTGCGGCCGTTTTGGGCCTGCGGCCTCGCGGCATTTTTGGGCATCCGATTTCAGAGTTGAAAAACGCGCGTGAATTCTGCGGACGCACGCCCCCAGCAGTACCTGCCGTTTACCTCGTTGGCAGACTCGGCGGGCACCCCCCTATGCCGTGCCTGCTCAAAATCTAGGCAGCCTGTCAACCTGCGTGCATCTCTTGCACTGTCTTCCTTGAGTGGCACGACGCACATAGGCATTGGCCATTCGCGACGTCGTACCGGAGGTCTGGTCGGCTCACCACCGACAGCACATGGTCTGCGTGGGCCTCGCGTCGCTTGGCACACACACGACCGCAGGCGCGGCATTGCCAGTTGTCACGCTCGAGCACAGCCAGCCGCCACGCCTTGTGCTGCGGCGAGCAGTAGCCCCGCTTGTGGGCATTCGGCCCGTTGTCGCGCCTGCGGATCTGGTGATTCGCACGAGCGGCCTTGATGAACTCGATTCGCTGTGGCATGGCTCACCCTAGATCGTGGACGCCTGGCGGAACGCATCGTCGACCTGGCTCTCGTCGAGCCCAAGGGCCGCGGCGAGCGGCACGAGCATCGGGTGCGACCGCTCCACATAGGGCGCGTAGTCCCACTCGACTCTGGCTTCCTCGCGGGCCTGTGCGTCTTGTATCGCGTCGATGGCAGCGTCGACCTGAGCGAGCGACACGCCGTGTCGCACAAGCCACAGGCGAATCTGGCGAGCCGTCACCGACTCCGGCACAGGCTGTGGCGACAACACCCACTCGCCGCCGATCCACTGGTGAGCGTCTGACGGCCGAGCAGGTAGCAGCGTCCATGTGGCGGACTTGGGATTGCCGGCGGCCTCCCATGCGGATACGAGGTCGTCAGGCAAGTCGCGGATTTCGCCGGCCGTGCTGATGTAGAGCTTCATGCGTAGACCCTCGGGTGTGCGGCGACGGTGGCGTCGCCGACGGTTGTCAGCGCAATCCCGCGTGCCACGTCACCGAGGCTGCGGATCAGTGGAGCATAGAGCACAAGTGACTGCGGTCTGATTTGACCGCACGTCACGCCCTTGGCGAGAGCCGCTACCTCGTCCGCAGAGAGCGCGACACTCCACACGCCGACCTCTGCGATCGCGCCGCCCCAGTAGGCTCCGATTACGCCGCCGTCAACATCCGCCGCGATGGTGGCGCGGGTGAAAGAATTTATTGACGAGATGGTTGTTGTGGCAGTGGCCTGCAAAGCTCCGTTAGCGTAGACAGACCTACTGCTCGACGACGTGAACACGCCCGCTAGGTGAGTCCACTCGTTAGCTGTGGCGCTGCTGCCCAAAGCGTTGACGGTGGTCGAAGTCCCAGCGACCACCCCACGTGTCGCCGCCCGCCACAGACCGCCGCCACTGATGCCAATGACATGACGGTGTCCGGGCGTCGGGATCGTCTCCGACACGCACAGCGCGACCTGCCCGACATTGGTGGCAAATGGATACACCCACGCGGCCAGCGTCATCGGATGCCCCTGCGCTGGTGCGGCCGATGCCTGTAGGGACTGCGACGACGCGCGGACAAACTGGTATGCCATCACGCCGCTCGCACTTCCACGGCGACGAGCTGCGCGTCGCCGGTCATAGTGTCGTTGGTTGCGTCAGCAGCGACACGGTAGACGCGCAGCCTGTAGCGGTCGCCGGCCGTCAGCGAGTCGATACTGGTGATGGTGATGCTTGCCACCGATTCGACACCGCTGGTGCCGTTCGCTGCGCTCGTCGTTTGGGCGTTGGTATCAAAACTGTCGGCGTCCAGGTCCGTGCCTGTCTTTTCAAATTGGACGCCCCATCGGACGTTGCCAGATGTTGCCGTGTCGCCCATCCACCAGATGCGCACGGTGATGCCGCTGGTGAGTGTCATCGACTCGTCGACCACGCCGACGAAGTACGCCGACTCCTCTGTGGCGGCGTCGAACTCCAAAACAAGGATGCTGTTGCGCGTGTCCAGCGTTGCGAAGTTGCTGGCTGGTGGCTGGTTATCTCTGGGCGTGAATCGCTGGATTGTCTTGGACAACGTGTAGATCGTCAGCCCGGTGATCTGGCTGGCCGCAACCGTTACCGGGTCACTGCCGCCGCTTGCGTGCGTGCTGGCGTGGCTGGTCGACGCCGCACCGATGTCGGCGGCCGTCAGTGCATCACTGCCGCCAGCTGCGTGCGATGACTTGTGTGCCGTCGGGGAGAAGGTCGAGGGCACTCCTGACAGCGAAGAGTACGCGACCGTCGGCGAGGAGCCGGCCGTCACGCGCCCCTTCGCGTCAACTGTCACGCTCGTGTAGGTGCCCGCCGAGACGCCCGTGCTCGAGAGCGTGGCCGAGAACGAGCCGGTGCCGCTGCCGGCGACATCCCCGGTGAGCGTGATCGTCTGGTCCCCCGTGTTCGTGCCGCTCGACGTGCCGCTGAATGTGCCGTCCTGCGTTGCCAGCGTGCCGAGCCCCGATACCTGCGACGATGAGATCGAGGCAGCAGTCGTGAGCGCTCCGCCGGTTGTCGTGACGACGATCTGTCCGCTCGTGGAGCCGATGGCCCCGGCGCTTGTGATGTTGCCGTGTGCATGGCTTGCCGCGGCGAAGTCGGTCGTGGCCGAGGCGGCTGCGCTGCCGAGCGTCGGCTTCCCTGTAAGGTCGGCATAGTCACCCGAGAAAAACGTCGGCTTCCCCGTGATCGTCGTCCACGTCACGGCGGCGAGCGCTGCCGTTGAGAAGTCGGTGATCGCGCTGGCCGCGTGCGTGTGCGAGACGGCCGCGTAGCTTGTCGAGACCGAGATCACGCCGTCGAGAATGCTCACGCCGCTGCCGATCTTGACGCCCCCGAGAACGGAGCCCGTAGCCGTTGGCAGCGTATACGAGCTGGCCGACGAGATGACTCCATTGCCGTCAATGCTGATGCCCGATCCAATCTTCACGCCGCCCAGGACGCTGTCGGTTGCGGTTGGCAGCGTGTACGCAGACGGTATCGTCGGCTTCCCGGTGAGGTCCGCGTAGCTGCCCGTCGTGGCGACCGTCGCGAAAGTCGGCTTGCCAAGAATGTCATCCCACGCCGTGCTGCCAGCCGTCACGTTGCCGACTGCCCAAGCCGTGCCGTTCCACCGCACGACCTGGCCGGCAGTCGCGCCGCCTTGAGCGAGCGACGACAGCGGCACGGCAGACACCACGAGCGAGCCGGCCGAAACGTCCAGGCCAGACCCGACAGACAGGGCAAGCGCCGCAGCGGAGCTGGTGCCGCTGTTGGTGAGCGGTGCCGACACGGTCACGACGCCGCTCGATCCTGACGCCCCCGCAGAGCCGGCAGCACCGCTGGCACCGAAGCCCGCCTGCACGGTCGCTGTGACCGCCTGCGAACTCACGGCCGCCGTGATCTTGTCCTCGCTGACAGAGGCCGTGACCTGCTGCGGGCTTGTGGAGACTGTGATGCCCATCAGCGAGTGACCTCGACGAATCCAGTGAGGTAGCTACGCCGCACGCTGGCGGCGTCGGTCGCTGTCAGATCCCATCGGTACGTGCCACGCGGCAGGTCGACCGTCTGCGTGCCGGTCAACGAGACGTTGACCTTTCCGGCCGCCGCGTCAGTCAGCGTCGTCGTCATCGAGGCGAGCGTGTTGCCGCCGACGAGCGACGAGATGGTCGCCGCCATCGTGAAGCCCGTGAGCGAAATCGGGTTGAAGTCGATCTCTGCCGACAGGCGATCGCCGCCACGCACGGAGAGGTTGAGCTGTCCAGGGAGCTGGTCATACGACGACATGGTTGACGCCTTAGTTGTCTAAAGAGCTACACGCCCCACTTCGTCGCGAAGTACGCCTGCAGAGCGCTGATTTCACTAGATGTCATCGCACGAGGAACGTAGACGATTTCGCAGATATTTCCCGACAGGGCAAAGCCAGAGCTGAAGAACGCGCCTACAGAAAAGCCGCTGGAGCTGTTGAGCGATTGCGAACGAGACACGGTCGCTGTCGATGAACCACCGATGTAGAGCGTGCCAGTGCTGCTGCCGTACACAGCGCCGAGTGACCTTGTGCTATTGCTTACCGTCCCACCCACAGCGCTATTTTCAGACGCGCCGGCATTGCTGCCGAAGGTCGCGGAGTGCGAGCCGCCGGTGCGAAGGTTCGCCTCAAGTGTCAGCCCGCCGTAGCTAGCGTCCGTGCCGAATGCAACTGCGATCTGATTGCCGCTTGTGGCAAATTTGATGACGGCGAACAGCGAGGCGGCTGTGGCGGACGACAGGTTGAGCGTCGACCTAGTCAGAATCTGCGACGAAAACGCCAGCGAGTCTCGGTTGTTGATGCTGTTGACAGACCGCGTCGGCCCGGTTGACCCGGTAACGTGATTGCCGTTTCCGCTCTGATCTTCCCAACGCCGCACTGTGCCACCAGACCCAACGAGAGAGCCGCCGCTGGTGGCGTCGTACAGCGAGCCAGAGACGCTCGCGTCCAGCCACAGCGTTGGTGCCAAGCTGCTCGGGTCGCTAAAGGCTGGCCCGGAGTCTGGGAATGCCGCTGTCGGGACGGTGAGCGTGCTGCCGCTGTATCTCGCTACTCCGCGAGTGACACGCACCTCGTCTATGTAGCCGTCGATGTTGTTGGATGCACCGTCGCAGAATGCGCCGATTGTTCCACCGGCGGCAGTGTCGTCGTAAGAGGACGTTGTGGACGCAACTTGCAACCCGTCAACGTACATGCGAGTGGTTCCGCTCGCACGCGACAGCGCAACGTGCGACCACTGCGACAGCGGGATAATCGCGCTGGCGGTCGTCATGATGTTTGTCCCGGAGTGGAACAGATGCACTGTCCCCCCTCCAACGAGATACCAGATGAAACCAGTAAATCGCGAGCCCTGTCCGCCAATCGGCGTCGACTCCCACAGCCCCGCCGTCGCGTAGGAGTTGAGCCTCAGCCACATTTCGATTGTGAAGTCTCCTGTGCCCATCGTCAGCGTGCTGCCGCTGCCAAACGATAGGTAGTCGCCGCCGCCAACAGACAGCCATGACTTTGATCCAAACCGTGACTGCGCCGTCGACTGCGTTGAGTTGCCAAACGCCGTGATCGATCTGCCGACCGATGACGAGTCGGTGAATGTTGCGCCCGAGCCCTCCATGTGAAGGAGCAGGGCCACGCTGCTGAAATTCGGGTCGCTACCCTCACCCGGCCTCGTGTCTGGCCACGCTGCCGCACGCTTGCTCGCCTCTGCTTCTCGCAGCGTCCAGATCCCAGACGCCGCCGTCGAGGTCGGCGTTCGCGTGAATCCGACATATCCCGCACGCGGTCGAGTCATCGCGTCGCCTTGCCTTTCGCCTGGCAGCGATCAGCCGAGCACGCACCGCACTGACACTTCACCCATCCACCATCCGGCCGGTAGATGCGGCCTGTGCCGCTGCACTGCTGGCACAGCTTCGAAGGCTCAATGGCAGCCGGAACGTCCTGCGGCTTCGCCGGCTCCAGTGCGAGGCCAGCGTAGGCGACGTTGACGCTGCCGGCCGTGCGGGCACGCTCCGCGTCAATCACGCCGGGATCGGCCGACGACCACGTCAGCACATAGAGCAGCCAGTGCCACAGAGCGTGCATCTACCACCTCTCGTTTCGCAGCTGCACATGCCCGTCGATGCCGAGCACGGCGTGAGCCATCTGTGTCTCGTCGGCGTCAGCCGGCGCAGGCTCCATGAAGACCAGGGCGGTGAGCCCGATGCGTGCCGCGAACTTGGCGACCTTCGCGAAGAACTTGAGCACCGGCCGGTCGGGACGCGGTGGCTCTGGGCGAATCGGAGAGTCAGGTGCGGTCGCGAACCACCACGTCACGCCCACGAGGACGACGGCCGCGACGGCGAGCTTCTTTTGTGTGGCGCTCACGACTGCTGACTCCATGCGGTGTAGAGATACAGGACGACGCAAGCCCCGATGACCGAGCCGACCATGCCTGCCGGACCCTGGCCAAACGGCAGGCCGCCGACGACGCTACCGAGGCAGCCAAGAGCGGCACACGGCACCCAGCCGCCGGGCCACTGCAGCGGCAGGATCGCCTTCGCGATGCTGCCCGCGATGACTCCAGTGACTGCCCATAAGATCAGCGTCATAGTGCCAGCCCCCAGTCGGCATTCTGTAGGTCACGCCACTCGTAGCTCGTGCCGATCGCCCACGAGTCGCCCTGTTGCAGTGCCGCCTCGACGTCGCGCCGCCGCGCCCAGAACGAGCCGTCAGGTTGATCGTCGGGCCACCGCGGTCCCGAAACCCAGTTGGTGTTCCAACTGTTTTGGATCAGCCCCATATCGTCGGGCGAGCCGTTGTGCTTGTGCCGCACGCCCCACACGAGCATCGCGTGCGACCACGACGAGCCGCGGGAGAGTGCGCCGTCAGAGTCACGCACTCGCGGCGTCGGGCCGTAGCCCACCTGCGAGCAGATGGCCACAGGCGTGCCACGCTCAATCGCGGCACACAACTCCTGCCAGGTCTGCACCTGCACGCACTTCGCCTTTCGCTTGTTGGCTTCACGGGCCAACTCGAGCGGCACGCCGTTGCGTCCCCAATCGCGAGAGAGCGTAATGGAGTATTTCGTCAGGTCGAACGACCCGTACTGTTGGCGATAGAGCACGCCGCCGAGCGTCGTGTCGGTGCACTTGCCTGTGAGCCAACGAGCCGCGGCACCTCCGTAGCTGCCATCGCCGCCGTTGTTTCTTTCCATCGGCGGAATTCTGGCGGCCGTCCTCGATCCGCCGTACACCGGCTCCGTAGCACATGCCGCCGGCGGCTCCTTCACTTTCCCCGCAACATGGTCGACGGCTTCCGCTGTGTATTCGCCGAGAGCAAACGCGAACGAGACGCACGTGCCTGCGGAGCCCTGGTCCCACGACTGCCACGGCGTGCCGTACTTCCGCTGATGGGCGACGTTGACCGCACGGTAGAGGAACGTGTCCCGGCCGGTCGCGTTCTGCATCGCGTCGGCACCAGCCTCTGCGAAGGTGGGCTGGGCCAGCTCGCCGAGGAACAGACGGACGCCCTCGGGATTCGGCTGGTAGCCAAAGCCGCTATCGACGCGCTTCAGTAGGCGATGCGTGTAGTGGTCAATGATGGCTCCAGCAATCGCCGCGAACACGACGAACGCTATGGCCGATATCGTCCAGACGCTGCGTCGATGGCTCAATCGTCTGCCTCCCCGAGATTGCGGAGGCGCGGCAGCACCCGTGGCAGCACGGGGCCAGGGCCGCGGTCGTCGCTGCACTTACACGATGCTGCCTGCTCGCGAATCTGGACAAGCTCCGCGTGGATGAGATGCAGGTAGACCGGGCACGCGATGGCAGACGCGGCCACGACGAGCACGGCAATGCAGCAGCACAGCATCAGAGCGTTGTCGACGACCTCCCACGCATGATCGAGCAGCGTCATCGGACGGCCTCCTCGGCGGCATCGGCGAGCGTGCGGTACGCCGCGACCCACTTGGCACGAGTCGTCGTGTCGAGCGGGCCACCAGATGTGCCGGCCACCTCATCGAGATACCGGCCGGCAGCGGCGGTAGCGTGAGGCTGCTCGCGGGTCAGCGTTCGCGGCAGGAATCGCCCCTCGGCGGCAGCAACGCGAACGTCCTCAAGCTGAACGCCCGTGGTGATTCGTGGCGTGGACTTCTGGCCGTCGGCCTGCAAGGCGTCGGCGATGCCTCGGCACAGCCCGGCGAACGCGGCAGCGTCATCGGCCGCCGACGGCCCGACGAACTTGCCCCGCAGCGAAAGGCCGGGCTCGGGGCGAACGTCCTCGCCGGGACGCTGTGCGAACTCGACAACGGCAGCCAGTGCCGCGACGGCAAGCAGAGCGGCGAACACGATTCCCTTCTCTCGGCTCATCGCTTGGCGCTCCCGTGGAGCAGCTCCAGCCAGAGGCGGTCGACAGCGGCACCGCTCTCCTCGTCGAGCGGGCCACCAGCGGACAGCCGGTCACGCACGGCGAGCAGGCTGTCGATCGCAGCCCTGGCATCCGGCGTGGCTGGTGCCGCAGGCGGCGGCACGCGGAACAGGTCAGACGGCAGCGGCATCGCCTGTGATGGCGTCGCCTTGCCGGTCGGCCACATGAGCCAGGCCACGGCGGCGGCGACGATGAGCAAGGTCATCATGCAGGGTCTCTCCTCGTGATTGCGAGCAGGGCTTCAATGGCACCGGCAGCGAGCGACAGGATCAGCACGCGAGTCGCCGGCCGAATCAGCAGCCACGCCGGCCAGACGGTCAGCGGGACGCACTTATCCGCGAACGAATCGAACAGGGCGGCGGCGGCCGTCAGCACAACCGCCTTCTTCTCTGCACCCGACAGCGTCGTCACGGCTTCGAGCCCGGCGACCAACAGGTGCAGCAGCTGCACGAGCAGCCGGCCGAACTCGGCCCATGTCAGGCCGTCCGCGGCTTGCTCGCGGGCAGCCGCCAGGAACGCATTGGCCTTGGCGGCGACTGTCTGGAGGTTGTCGGCGGCGTCCACGGCAGCGTCATCCAGAGGGCGGCGAATCGTCCTCCGTCGATTCTGCCGCCTGCCCCCCGTCCCCTTGCAGGGGCATCGGGAACACGACGGCATCGCTGATGTGCTGGTAGCATGCCTGCCAGCAGTCGTCCGCCTCGTCGTGGGCGTCGCGCCGCTCCAGCAGGAACGGCTGCGTGAAGACCTCCTCCCGGCCCGGCACGAGCTTCGCCGTGGCGTCCGTCATCGTCAGGTACACGTACCGACGCCCGTACTCGATGACGATCCGCCGTTCGATGTAGTCGTGCTCGCGACTCATTCTTCCACCGGGAGCTCGTCGAACGCTTGGCGAGCCTCGTCGGTCATTTCGATTCGCTTGAGCGTCACCGGCCGAGGCTTGATGACCGAACGCTCCTGCCTGGTGCGATCATCCCATCGCGCCTGCACTTCCTTGCAGCGTTGCTCGATCTCGGCCGGCGTAGGGTCGCGCGTCTCGCCGCGGGCAGGCTTGTACCGCAGACGGCGATTGTTCCGCAGCGGCAGATCCCAGAGGTCACGCAGGCGAATGACCTGGTCCTTGGAAATTGTGTAGCGGACGCACAGTGCAGCGATCGGCATGTGCGAATCCCAATCCGCACGAAACGAAAGCACGTTGATCGTCGCCGTCAATCCAGCCACGACATCACCGTCCTCATCGCCGGATCGAGGTAGAGCGACCTGCCTGTCTTCGCCGCGATGGACGCATGGAACGGAACGTGCTCGCAGTCGCTGCCGTCATAGGTGCCAGACAGATACGCGCCGGTCTCGTAGATCGTCATGCCGCCGAACGCAGACGACACCGGGACGCACGGCGATCCTACAGGCGGAAGCCAGCTGTGCTTCCAGCCGCCGCTGCCTGCCGTGTAGTCGTCGTAGCTCGAGTTGAGCCGCAACGCCCAGCAGTCGTAGTGCAGCCACGTTCTCTCCCGCTTCGCTTCGCCCGCGGGGCTCATCACCATCTGGAAGTGCCGCATCAGCGACACGCTCGCCATACCGTAAGCGTGCGGATTGTCAGCCAGTGCTCCCACGCCGTGCATGAATCCTGCGTGGCTCCAGCCGCCCCACATATCGAAGTCAATTGCCACGACCAAGCCGGCATTCGACGCGGACTCCCTTACCCACGACTGACACTCCGTCCGGTACTCCGCAAGCGCCTGCGTCCGGGGTCCAGCCCATTCGGCTCCGTAGTGTTTCCGGCCGAGCGTCTGGTCGATGTAGGACGCCTGCGGATACTCCTGGCAGAACTCCTGCAGCACCCGCGGCGTCTCGTCGGTGTTGTCGTTCGTGCGAACGTGCAGCCTCCACGAGCGGACGCCGTCGCACAGCTGCACCAGACGAGCAAGATTGCCCGCCAGCCACTTGTCGCAGTTGCGGGCAAGACCGACGAATGCCACGTCGGTATCACGCAAGACGTCGACGCCTCGCTCGTAGTTCGCCTTGAAGTCCTCGACGAACACGTCCAGCGGGTACAGCAGGTGATCCGGTGGAGATTCCATCACTCAGCCCTCGTGCTTCACGTGGTCACAGCAGGCAAAGCAGACAGCGTCGCACCACTGGACGCGACGCTCCAATTCGTCCAGTCGCACGCTGCCGTCGACTTTGCAGATTGGCTCGATGTCCTGATACGCAAACGTCACGCACTGATACAGCGAGCCGTCCGCTCCGACTGCCATGAGCTTGTCGTGCCGATTGCAGAGCTTCCCCTGCGGCGGCGGTCCAGCGAGGTAGACGTTGCCCGGCCCGAGGATCTCCTCCGCCGCCGCCTTGAGGTGCGACACGTCCGCCGGGCCATGCGTGTCGAGGTGCCAGTTGATTCCCGCCAGCGGCAGCGAGCGGAGGTACGCGAGCGTCTCGGCGAGCTTCGAAACCGTCGAGTCGGCAATCACGACCGTGGCCCGAGCAGGACGGCCGCACTCCGCGAGCATACGGATGCTGCGGCTGTACGAGTCCTCCATGCCGCTGCACGGATGCCACGACGCAGTCCAGGCAACGCATCGCTCGAGTGCACCCGTGGCGATGAGCCGCTGAATCGCCGTGCTCATCAGCGTGTTGCTCGTGATCGCCCAGCGGTGCGGAATCGCCGCGAGGATCTCGGGCAGGTCGAGACGCATCAGCGCCTCGCCGCCGCTGATCTCCAGGTGCCCGCCCATCGCGTCGTAGTTGGCGTTGAAGAACGCGACGAGGTCCGCGGCCGGGGCACGCTCGTCTGAGGAGGTTGGCTTGTTGTCGTACACGAGCCTGTTCGTGCTGCGATCAAACCCATAGACACAGTAAGGGCATTTCGGGCCGAACGATGTGCCGCTAGGCCCGTAATTTTGGCAATTCCAACCTGGGAACCAGACCAGTTTCATTGGATTCGCACGGTGGTCCGCGCCTCCTGGCCGTATGACTTCTCCACCACCAGCCGCCGCACAAGCGTGTCGTCCCCCATGACGTCCTGCAGTGCATCCAACACAGCCTTGCCCACGTTGTCGACGTCTGGCCGTGGCAGCTGCGGTGCTGTTGGCTTGACGCCCTTCTTCGTCATGTGTGATTTCGGTCGTGCGAACACGGCATCCACGATGACCTCCACTGGCTCGCCCGTTTGCTCGAGCCCCGCCTTGGCGGCCTCCTCGGCAATCGCTGCACGGTAGGCGTGGACCGGATGTTTGCTTGGCACGTATGCCCGAGCGAACCCGCCCCGCGTCGAGACTCGCGGCCTCGGCTGCGGGACGGGCTCGCCGGCAACGGTGAATGTCACCGGACGCATGGTCACTCGTACCGCACGACCGCGATCCAGCCGCGACGCGCCGGGCACCACGCGGTGCCGATCTCGCGGACGCGCCTCGTGCCCCAGAAACACGCCGAGCGACACGCATGGTCTGGGCTCGAGGTGCTGAACCCCAGCCCCTCGTAGCCGCTTCCACGCCGTCCGCAGTGGACGAACGTGTTGGTGCTCGCCAAGTGGTCGGCGTGCGACTGAGCCGACACGACGGTCACGCTACGCGGCGTGCTGACCACGACGCTGGCAGGTGCGTCACTGTGAACCACGACACGCTGCGGACGCAGCAGGCTGCATCGTCCATTGATGCAGACGGTGTCGGCGTGAGCCGCCGAGCAGAGCAGGGCGGCGAGAGCAAGAAGTGCGAGACGCATGGCAGTCCTCCGTGAGCCAGGCCGCACTGCGCGGCCTCATGCGACTCACGGTAAAGACTGCGTCAAGCGAGACGCTTCAGCATCTCGCGGAGCGTGGCGGCAGTCTCGTCGTCTGGCACATACGCAGTTCGCAGCCGCGCCTCGGCGCGATGGATCGCCTCCCGCTCCTCGTCGGTCAGCGTGGTTGAGCGATACAGCGGCACCACCTCTTCATCGCCACAGGCAGCCTCTCTCGCGTCGGACTCGTACTCAAAGACAGTGTCAACGCCTTTGCCGTTTGGATACATCACCGCCCACGCCACCGGCTGAGAACCACGCGATGCAGCGGACATCTCATCTACCTCGTTTGTCATGGTCGCTCCTGTGTTCGATGCCGCTGATCGCAGCCTTGTCTTGCGTGTTGTCGTTGCTCATATCTCGCCGCTCCTGATCCTTCACGTTCTCACTTCGTCCGATCAAGAAGACCGCGCAGCACCGCCGCGTCGTCGCACAAATATCCGGCAGTGTGTATGTCGTTCCGCGTCTCTGCCGCCTTCGCCAGCCAATCAGCCGCCCTCCGAATAGCGAGCCTCTCCGGCCTGCTGATCGACAACTGCGGGCATAGATAAAGCGGAATCAACTCGTTTGGCGGAAAGTCGTCCTCTGTTTGGTGTCGAATCCCTTCGACCTTTCCATTGGCGTCGGTCTGAATGATGGCCGCAACTAAGCCCGCCGCGATCTGAGAACCAGCGGATGCAAGAGACGGCTCGGCATCGCCCTGCGTGTTGTCACTGTTTATGTCTCGCCGCTCCTGATCCTTCGTCCGATCAAGAAGACCGCGCAGCGTAGCCTGCCTCTCTGTCGCTTCAGCCACACTCAACCCCAGCTCGTCGGCGTACTGGCCGTAATCCCACATGGCTCCCGCAATCGCCTCCCGCTCCTCGGCGGTGAGCGATACCGTTTCGCGTCCTTCTAGTGCACCGTTTCGCAGCCGCTCAATCTCGTCTGCCGCCTCCTCGTACAGCCTGCCGCTGTGTGCGATGTGCAGGCCACGCCAGTTGCGCAGGCGGCTGACGAGGTCGCCCTCGTAGGCGTCGCGACTGATGGTGTTCATTTCGTCCTCCTCCTTGGCGGTGAGCGTGGGCTTTGATTTTGCACTGGCGGATATACCCTAGGTATATTCCGAAGCCTAGCGGCAAAGCTGCGCAAGAAAAACGTGGCGGTTTTTCTTACGGAATTCTCCGAAACGCATACCCGTCCCATTGCACGACGCGGATCTCAACTCTCGCCGCTGCGTCTTCCGGCATCCGGCGTCTTGTGCGTAACTCTGCGGCACGCTCTGCGATTTCGTCTGGCGTCGGGTCCGCAACCGGCTTGCCATGCCGACGTCCACGATTTGGCAGCCCGTGGCGTCGCTTGAGGTGATCGATGGTCGTGTCCTTGCAGCCGAGGGCCGCGGCGATCTCTTGGTAGGTATCGCCGCGAGCCCACAGCTGTCGCAGGTGCTCCACGCTGTACCGCAGTGGTGCCACGTCAGTCCTTCGCCAACGGCATGATGACGCCCGTGTGGTCGCCGCACCGCAGCACCACGGCGGACTGCTCGTCAACGGCTTCAACCTCAACCTCGGGCTCGGCGTCACCGGAGATACCGTTGAGCCACTCCACGACAAAGGTCGGGTCCAGCTTCACGCTGCACGAGTCTCCAGCCTCCACGACGTCGCAGGTGACGCTCGACTCGCCGCACTCGGCAGACTGCCCGTGCAGCCAGATGCCGGTGTTGCGAAACGTGTAGTCGACTCCCTTGCTGCTCTCGCTGGTCACGATGGCAGCCGCTCGAGTCGCAGCCATCAGCGCCGCCCTGTCCACGGTCGTGGCCTTCGCGTCACGCTCGGGCACGACGTCCCGCCACTTGGGGAATCGTCCCTCGACGAGCCTTGCCGTCACGGTCGTGCCGCCGATGGTGGCGACGATTTCGCTGGGCGTGCCCTCGAGCTGCACAGCAGCGTCACCAGCGTTGCCGGCGATCCGCGAGAGGATGCCCATCGCACGGGCCGGCACGAGAGTTTGCGAGTCATCAACCGCCAGGTCGTGCTCGCACGCGAACGATGACAGACGCCGCCCGTCCGTTGCCACGAGGGTCACCGTGTCGCCCCGCACCTCCACGAGCACCGCACCGAGGGCGTAGCGGCTCGACTCGCTGTCGGTAGCGAACACGGTGCCACGCACGGCACGCACGAACTGGTCAGCCGGCAGCCGGGTCACGCTTTTGGCGTTGGTCGGCGTCCACGCAGGGTACTCGGCAGGATCCTCGGTCGGCAGAGTCCACTCGCCGTGTCCAGCACGGACGATGCACGTGGTGCCGTTGGGGATCAGCGTGACCTCGTCGCCCGTGGCGTTCGCCACGATGGCGGAAAAACGCTCCTTGGGCAGCAGCACATTGATGCCGGGGGGGGCGCTTTCCAGCGTGACGTCAATGCGGATGTCGCCATCACTCCCAGACAGGACCGCGCCCGATAGGAGCACGTTCTGGAGCACCGGCCGCGGGCTTCTTGCCGGGACAGCCGGTGCCACGGCAGCGAGCGCCGCCTTGAGATCCTTGGTGGACAGGCTGATGCCACCATCCGCTTTCTTTCGTCGTTCCTTCGTCATCGTCGCCATCCCGCACATCCTTTCGCAGAGAGGTACCAACACACACGCCGCAGGAAAATGCTCCTGCGGTCAAAATCATCCCCGTCACAAGCAGGGCAAGGTCTTCCGTTGTCATGCCACACCTTCAAACAGTGCCACGCTTTGCCGTGCGACCTTGATACGCCGCTCGGCAAGCTCGATGTAGGACGGATTGAGTTCGCACCCTATGGCGTTGCGGCCAAGTTCTGCGGCGACGGCCAGCGTCGTGCCGCTGCCCACGAACGGGTCGAGCACCGTGCCGCCTTCAGGGCAGCCCGCCTTGATGCACGGCTCTACGAGATCCGAAGGCATCACGGCAAAGTGTGCGCCGCTGTACGGCTTCGTCGTGATCGTCCAGACGGAGCGTCGGTTGCGAGTCGGCTTTGCATCGTATGTTCGCTCCTGCCGCCCAATGCTTGTCGCAGTCCCGTCAAGCACCCGTCGAGTTGCATACGGAATGCCTTTGGCGTCTTGATGCTTGGCCGCCTCGCTCACCGCCTCGGCGTCGTAGTAGTAACGCTCGCTCTTGGTCAGCAGAAAAACGTACTCGTGTGCCTTTGTGCAGCGATCCCGCACGCTCTCGGGCATCGGGTTGGGCTTGTGCCAGATGATGTCCTGCCGCAGCCACCAGCCGTCAGCCTGGAGGGCGAAAGCGACACGCCACGGGATGCCGACGAGGTCTTTTCCCTTTAGCGTGCTGTGGCTGTAGACGCCTTTTGTTGGGAACGACGTGCCGTTGTCGCCACCATGAAAGCCGGTCGGATGCGTCGGCCCTCTGCCGGTTCCGAAATAGGAGTCTCCAAGGTTCACCCAGAGCGTTCCATCGTCACGCAACACTCGCCGCACCTCGCGGAACACTTCCACCATGCGAGCGACGTAGGCTTCCGGCGTTGACTCAAGGCCGATCTGCCCGTCGTGGCCGTAGTCACGCAGCCCCCAGTACGGCGGCGATGTGACGCAGCAGTGGACGCTCGCTTCAGGCAGCGTCCGCAGCCCGTCGATGCAGTCGCCCTGGATGATGCGTTGCGTTGTCACAGCCCCGCCTCCGACTTTTCGATTACCTGGGCCAGCCGGCAGCACCTGTCCAGCGTCACGCTCAACGTCTTCGCAGCCACCTCGAGCAGCAGGCGGTCGTCGTCGCTGACGTCCTCGTCCCAGCTGCGTTGCTCCAGAGCACGCACGACGTCCAGCGGCGCGGGCAGGTAGATCCACTCGGGCCTGCTCATGCGTCACCTCCCGTCACGCGGATGGTGCGGGCCTGGCCGTCGAGCCACGTGACGCGGCCCTTGCGGCGTAGTGCCTTCAAGTGGCAGACCATGCCGTTCACCGTGGTTTTGTAGTGATGCGAAATCTCACGCACGGTCGGCGAGAAGCCGTGCACGTTGATCCAGCCCTCGATGAACTCAAGGACGTCCTGCTGGCGTGGCGTCAGGGTGTTCGTGGTGGTGCTGCTCATGTGTCCTCGTCCTTGAGTTTGAGAGTCTGTGCAAGCGCGGCGACTTCCTTTGGCGTGCGGTACGGGGCAGGGCGGTACTCGTCACGCCACGCCTTCGGCGGCGGTTTCTCCTCGGGCCGCACGCCTGGCGTCCGGTTGGTGCCGCCCTTGTCCTGGCACCTCTGGAGCCACCCGACGAGGAATCGCCGCCAGTTGCGGCGTCCTGCCCGGCTCGGGTTCGCAGTCAGCCAGGCCGTCGCCTTGGCTAGCTCCTGGTCAATGACGGCACCGGGGTAGGCCGTAGCCCACTGCTGACGGTCAGCGTCCGTGATGCCTTCCCAGCCGGATTCAGAATCCCACGAGATCCGAGGCTTCGCCGGCGTGCGAGACGCCTTTGGCGGATCGCTCGTCGGAACCGGCGCAGCCGGTATGTATTCTTCTTCTCTCTTCTCCTCTCCTCTCCTCTCCTCTAGTCCGCAATCTGTCCGCTCGTCATGCGGACAAGATGCGGACAACCTGCGGACAGACTTCGCCCTAGCATCTAAAAGCCGCCTTTTTGCAGCATTTCCGAACCTTTCCTCCCAGCCCGGGATGGTGATTGTGTCGCCGTTGACGACCAGCCAGCCGGCACGCTCAACAGCCTGCCAGTACGCTTCGTCGCCGCCTGCCACCATCCCCAGCATGGCAAGCGGCACCCGGATGGTGCCGTCTGCCGTCACGTGCCAGGCCCACGACCACAGGCGGACCATCCGGCCGACCACGACCTCAATAGGCTCGTGAGTCGCCGCGGCCACCTCGAGCACCTCGGGCTTCGTGCCGAGGTTGCAGTCAACGGGAATCCATTCACCGGCCATCTACGCATCTCCAGATCAGCGTCTTGCGGCCTCGTCCTGTGGCCCATTTCCCGAGCTCGATGTGGTGCACTAGGTACTGCGGCGGGCTCCATTCCTCATCGCCGTACTTTCCGAGACGATGATTCCGCTCCGCGATGCTCCATTGACGCTGAAACACGCCGCACGCTTCGGCAATCTGCTGCGGAGTCGGGTCTTTCGTGAGATTCCACCAAACACGTTTGCGTGCCATCCTGGCCTCCTTTCCATTCCGCCCCGCCGCGTCGAAGCGGCATCGTGCCTATCACGAGGGCGGCGTCGAACTACTTCACGACAGGAAGCTTGGCGTCAGGGTGGTACGCCAAGTTGGTCTTTCCGTCAGTGCGCCATGCGTTCCACGCGATCACGCAGCGTGCGTACATCTCGTTGGCACCAGCCCTGCGGCCTGTTGAATCAACTGCGTTCTCCATAAGCCAACGCGAAATCTTGCGGTCTGGAACGTTTGGGGACGTGCCTGTTTCATCACGCACCGCCGTCCAGAACTCGGTAGCGGCCTTCCGAGACTTCCGAAACGTCGCAAACATCGCCCACACGACAGGAGCACGGCGAAGCCGCTTGTTGGCCTTTGAGTCGTTCACCATGTCTGACAGCCAACGGAAGAAAGCCTTGCAGTCAGGATCGAAAAGGCACTCTGCACGCTCTGCTGCTGGAACCTTCTCGTAAGCCAATCCCCACTTCCACATTGAGATCGCAGAAATCCCGATGTTGATGACCTTCACCTGCAGATCGCACAGGTCAGGGTCGACTGCCGCAAACGACTTATTGATGTCGCTCGTGGTGCGAATCGTGATGCGTGAGTCAAACGTCGCGTACAGTTCAGCGACGTCGCGAAGCGTGTCACACTGGTACTCTTCGACGTAAGCCTGCAGTGTTTCTGGCAGGTCTTCCATCTGCGAAAACGCAGTGCTCGTGTGCTTGCCGTTGACGCGATAGTTCTCCTGCGTTTCCAGGCAATGAGCCTTTGCCCAATGCACTGGCCGCATGAGCCCCGCGGTTGCCAGCTTTTTGTAGACCTCAACGCGACGAGCAGACAGCGGTCGATCGTTCCTGACCTGCTCCATGCTGCACCACTTCTCAGCCATCGCCTTCGTCACCTTGTGGGCACGCGGGGTGCCGACCAACTCGTAGCTCATGACGAGCCTCCTTTCTTCCTCACTTTGTCGCGTCGCACGACGCGATCACACCAACAAGAACGGAACGCAATTCCTCCGCACGGCTCGGGCACCGCTCAAGAAACTGCTCTGCGTAAAACTGCACAGCCTGCAAGCACCGCGTAGGCGGGTAGGCCTTGAAGACCTCGACGGCTGGCTTGCTGGCTCGGCGGCGCGGCTTTTCCTGTCGCACTTCCTCGCGAGCCGCCTCGACCTGTTCGCGGGTCGGCTGTTTCGGCAATGCCTTTGCCGCTTTGACAACGGCTGCCGCTGTCGCCTTCACTTGGCCGGAGGCGATGTCCTTCTCAATGCCCAGCTTTGCTGCAGCCTCTTGGAACTTTCCGGCACGGCGGACGGTCTTTTCGTCAACGGCGTGTTCCTTGGCGATCCTCTCGGAGGTCTTCGGCAAGTGGACATTTTGCCCACTTGCTTCACGCTCTCCTCCGTGCTGTTTCTTTGCTCGGTTGTATCGCCGCCCGAGCAGCAGCTTGTAATCCTGACGCGACAAGTTCCGCCGGCCTAACTGGTTTCGGTCTATCCAGTCGGCAGCCTCGTCGCGGTCGGCGAACTGCATCGACTCAACGTGATACGGAAGTCCAAGGCGAGTGCAGATTTCGTAGCGATTGTGGCCATCAATCAGGATGTCGCGGTCGCCGTTGCTCCATACAACCAGTGGATCGCGTGCACCTCCAAACTCAACGATGTTGTCTTCAAGCTGTGCACGCTCGTCATCGCTGATTGCAGGAATCAGATTCTTGAACTCGCGGTCGATCTTGATGCTGTCGGTCGTTTTCATGCTTTCCTCCACACAGTCGCCATCCGTCCGCTCGCCGTGCTCCGCGTGACGCCCGTGTCACTGACTCTCCCACGCCGCACAAGCCCGTGGATGCGACGTATCACCTGCTGCTCGGTGAGCCCTGACCTGGCGGCGATCTCGTCCTTCGTGCCAGGCCCAGCGGTCAGCGCCTCGAGGATTCGCCGCTCGTGCTCTCCCGAGAACTCGCGGGCCGCGACGCCTGCCGCGTGCGATGTCGCGGGATCGCCACGCCGGGAGGCGGCGGCGAAGAGCGGCAGATCCGCCAGCCGAGACACGACGTCAAGGTAGTAATCGCTCACAGCCCCTCGCCTCCTTTCTCGCGTGCGGCCTCTAGCCGCTCGTTGCGCTGCGCCAGCGACGTGCATCGCTCGCGTAGCTCGGACATTTCCAGATCCATCTGGACGAGCACGTTGAGGATGCCTGCCATGTTTCGGCTCATCTCGCCGCTAGTGAAACGCGACCAGTACGACAGCCAGGTCATTGCGTCGTCGATGTCGCGGACAGGGCGGGGGCGTTTTGCCATGACGAATCCTTTCGTGTATTTGCCCGGTTACGCCGGGCGCGGCTGCGTCACCTGTTGGAGACAGGCCGCAGCTGCGGCGGTTACTCGCCACCCATCCGCTAGGCGACCAATGCGGCCCGTGATGCAGCCGCTAGGGCAATGGCGTGCCTCGGCGAATGTCAATCTCCTGTCCACACGACGTCAGGCTGACGATTCGGTGGCGGCTCGTGCTTGTGCAACCTCGCGGCCAGGGCAGCGATCTTGTCCTTCAGCGCCTCTTCTCGGCGGTACGCATCGCGTGAACGTGAGTCGAGCACGCGAATAAACGCCGCCATGTTGGGCCTGGCCTGCCGCTCGAGGTACTCGGCGATCACGCTGGCGTCGATGTTCACTGGCTCGTCACGCATTCGTCACCTCCTCGGGCTCTGCCATGAGGATCTCGACGCGGCCCATCAGCAGCCGCGTCAACTCGGCAAACTCGTCGTCGCTGATCTCGCCGCCGTCGTGGTAGACGTCGAGCTTGCTGCGAAGCGCCTCGCACGCCTCAATCGTCGCGGCGGAACCGATGGCCAGGCGGCCAGCGTCGGCGCGGGTACGCTTGATCTCGACCGGAGCCTTGG